CCATGTAAATATTCCACCGCCCAATGGGTTTGAAATAAATACGCTACCCCAATTGTCTAATGTCCAATCAGTTGCTGTTATTGGTGTTCCAGTCTGTGCTGTTTCAGGTACGCCTGTTCCATAACCGCCAACGCCATACCCACCAACACCATAACCTGTGCTAGTAGCTAATGGGCCGATACCAATGTAGTACAAATAATAAGCGTTTCCGCCATTCATAAATGCGCTAGTCGAACTTGTAGCTAAATTGTTGTTTGTAATGACAAATTTGTTTGCATCAATGACATTAGTCACAAGATAATTGCCAGATATTGTAATACCGCCAATTGTTGTTGGTATTAAATCTGTATAAGTGCTGCCAACGCTATAACCATGATCAGGAAGCGTAACTGTAATGTCTGGGCTTCCGCTCACAACTGTATATAGCGGAACTGTGCCAGTATTTGATATTGTTCCAGCAACTGTTTGTGATCCAGTTGTTGTATTTGCATAAGAAACAGATCCAGCAGATGAAGCGGTTACTTGATAGTAACCATTATAACCAGTTGGTGTTACGCCACTAACTTGTATGTATGATCCAACAGGATAAACATAAGACCCAGAAAAAGTTAATGTTGCAACTGTTCCCGATCCAGATGCGCCAGTCGTTGTATTTGGTGTGCTTGTTGAAAAATAAGCAGGTGATGGATTTCCTAAAACATCGGTAGCTAAAATTTGATAAGTATCAGCAGAAACATAATAACATTGATAAACGCCAAATAATACTAAACCACCAACAGCAATAGGCGTTTCTATAAAAACACTATCGTAGTTACTGATATTGCTGCCAGTTTGAGTAATAGTAATAATATTACTTCCAGCTGTCGTAGAAACATTTACAGCTACTGATGCACTTGTAATTGTTTGCGGTGTTATATTTTGAACAGAACCGCCAGAATTTGGTATTACACCTAATGAATTGGTAGCGCCATAACCTAACCAAGTTTGAGCATTAATATCTTCCCAAGCCCATAATGCCCTGACAGGTGATCCGACTGAAACGGGTATAAATTTTTGCCATCCGCCATACTTTTGAACCAAGCCAAGGCCAGTACGATCAGGAATAAAACGAATAAGCTGGCTATACGATAAAGCTGCTTGGTTAAGGGCTGGTGTTTTGTTTTCATCTACACCTGGTATTAGTTGAAGTGAAGCATGAGGCATTATGGCCCCCGTGTAGGCGTAGCAACAGCTGAAGGTGAAGTAGATGACCAAGCAGATGCTTGGAATTTTTTGCGATACTCCTCCGCAATGGCACGAGCTACCATACTTTGATATTGGCTTTCGTAGCTTTGAGCTTGAGCAGGATCATCTGACATACGACCAAAGTTGCGCTGATATGCAGATACATAAACAAGCGATGCCATAATCAATAAATCTGGCAAATATGTGCTTATGAAGTTTGTGCTTGAACCAGCCTGACTTGAATTTGCAAACTGATATAAAGAAGGTGTGCGTATTGTACCAACAGCCAAAACACTATAATTCTGTTCTGGATAGGGGCCAACTATAAATAATTGAGATGTATTACCTGAAGTTGCCTGATCACCACCATAAACAGCAAAGTATTTAGGGGTTCCTGTAGCACCCGTTCCATAGGGATAAACGTTATTAATAAACTCTTTAGTTGTTGGAATTAAAGGAGCATTAACAACAGTTTGATCATTTGAGGTAACAGAAAATGTTTGTAATGTAACAAAATCATTAACTGAAATACTCAATGAATTATTACCAGAAGACAAATTGTAAGTATTTGTTGTCATTGATTGATTTAAATCTAAATCACGCTGAATACGAAGTTCAGCATAATTTAGCATCATAGGTATAATGGTATTAAAATTGGTATCAGGGTTTGATGTAGTACCGCCGTAGGTTACGTTAGCTAAATAATTAATGCCATTAATTGTAGTATTGGTCGCAGGCGTAAAGGTTGGCACAATAGCCATCTCAGCCATTTGAGTGATGTAGCCATTGTACGTTAAGGCATTGGTTGCTGGAACGCTCATTTAACACCTTGGCAATATGCCTCACGGCGTGCATTATTTTCCTTTACATCGTGAATGGTTTGGTCGGTATCTTTGGGAGACCAACCAATACCAGTCCACACAGCGCAGGTACTACTTACGCTCAAAGGCATCTGGACTGCGCAACCCGTCAGGGCTGCTGTCAATAGCATCAACCCTATCACCAGCTTTAATGGCTTCATCGACCCGCTCCAGAGACTGCGCCGTTTCCTTAGCTTGATAGGCTGAAACTGCGTCTGAACTTATTTTGTAATATACCCCAAAAAGGGCAACAATTACAATGGCTGCTATAGCAACATACCGCCCTATAGGGGTAAGAAGAAAAGCAATCATACGCCATGCTCCTCTAAATGTTTTGACCGCCAATACCAAATTGCTGCCCCACAAAGGACAATAACTAAAAACAGGTCGAAAGTCGTATTGGATAAAAGCCCTTGTACCTGCGTAAGTAAGTCGTTTGCTGATTGCGCTTGACCAACAATGTCTGACGCATGATCGGCTGCGGTTTTAGCAACACCCGCCACGCCAATCGCAGATGTTGCCAAGGCTGTATTGCCTTGCTTACTGTCAGCCATCGTCTTGGTTTGCGGTACGTCAGGGGTAATGCGCTGTTCTTGCTCCTCAACGGGTTTGCCGCCCGTGTTCCACCAATCTGTTTCGGCGTTCCGACGACGGACAAGACCGGGCAATACCTTCCCGCCACCTTTTGTCCATTTTTGTAATTCTGCTGGAACCCGATCAAATTGTTTTGCATTGACACACTTCAAAAGAGTTGATGAAGCTAAATTGCCCCTACCAGCATTATAACAAAAATCGACCAATACATCGAATTGATGCTGTGAAAGTTCTACTTTAACAAGAGCTTTAACATCGTTTTCAAACTTAACCATATCAGCTGCCAAAATACGATTGGCATCTTCTTGTGATATAGTCATGCCCTCGGTTACTTCAGGCGCACCAGCAGCAGATGTATGACCATATCCAATAGTCAAAATACCTGCTGGACACCGATAAGCTGTTAATTTGCAACCTTCAAATTGTTTTGTAAGGGCGTTTAATCCGCCTTCAGACATATTCATAAGATCAACCTTTCACAGTTAAGAGATAAGCCACAAAAAAGGCAACAAAGATAAGGCACAGAAGTATTACAGCTACGCTTACCCAAATCATTAAACCACGCAAAAAGTTTTCACGTTCACGCTTGGCTTTTTCGGCAGCAAGTTTATCAGCTTTTTTAATACGGGTGATTTCTTCTTGTAGCCGTATCCACTCGCCATAGCCATATTCGGACACAAACAAGTTTTGAGCTTCCTGCATCATCTTGTTAATTTGCTGTTTAGCAGCATAAGCATCCATAGCCCTTTTTTCGGCAGTTTCTTTCGATTGAAAGATGCTTTTGGGCGGATCTGCAACAAGACGTGTAATTTCGCCGACAGAACCCATAAGGGAACTGACGTCCTGCATCATGCCTTGGATTTCCTTGCCAGCGGCTATGCCTGATTTAATAGCGCCATAGGCAGTCTGGGCTAACGCAAGTATTGTAAGAGGGTCCATGCCTCATCCCCAACATTGCACTTCCCTCTAAATGCTTATTAAAACTATATAATTTAATTGTGAAAGAAATTCTACCTAAATGACCAATCGTGGGACGATAAATAACCAATAATACCAGAGATAAGCGTACCAAGAACTATCATGATACGCCATCCACCTCTAGCTTCATGTAAAATTTGTAAAATCTCAGCCTGACTTCTTTTAATATCGACCATATCCTGTTCAACAATTTTAACTCTGGCTAGTAAATCGCCTATTGTTACGGATGTTTGGTCAAGATCAGACATTTTTTCATTCCTGCGGGGCGTCTGGTGTAGCCGTTGCATCAGCCGCTGGTGCAGCATTAACTTGGGCCGCAGAAGCAAGTTGAGCATCCCCGTCAGCTTTAATTTTATTAATTAAAGCCTGTACCTCGGCAAAAGGACGAGAACCAAGGCAATTTAGGATGTAATTAACTTCTTCTACTGTTAAGGTTAAATTCACGTTCATTTTCCATTTCCCTCTGGTTTAATGATCGCAGTCGATGACTCACGATCTATATTTAATACACCAAAACAACAGATATTCCAATCCTCTCCATCACGTTCATCCGTAATTGGGACAGAAATATTTAAGTGCTTGAATAGGTATTCTTTGCTGTTGTCTTCAAATACCCGCCACACATGATCAGGCGTTCCACGCCCATCCATGCCACGGCTTTTGTTAAATCTGATGCTATACTTTGGCATTAGATTATTTCCGCTGCTGGAGCGGGACAAGCGGGCGGCGGTGCAAATTGAACGCTAAGATTAAAATGCACGAATTTAATTGGCTTTTTACCTGCATGACGACCAAATGAATGTGGCAACCAACCATTTGTAAAGACAATCATGCCAGGCTTAGGTTCAAAATTAATCATGTCGCTGGCTTCTGTAGCCATTGTCATGTTCGTTTCATCCAATCCAACGATTGTCTTGGCAGGGCGTGGGTCATGTATAACTAAACGTGAACAGCCTTCTGGCGTATCAAGAAAATAAAAACCTACGATTTGTGCGCCGAATTTATGGGTATGTTGTTCCATAAGGGAATGTTTGGAGTGTTCTTGTGTCCACATTTCCGTAAAAAACGTCTGCTTATTCTCCATGTTATATCCTTGATCTTTAAGAATATCCCATGCAGTTTGTGCAACGAACTTAGAAAAATCAGCAATTCGTGGATCATTAAAATAACTTTGCGACATATATACTGGATATATTTCGTTTTTTGGATGCGCTTTCTTTGCTTCACGAAGATTATCTTCGGAAACTTCCATTACAGACTTTAAAAAATCTGGACGCTGCGACATATATACTGATGTTGGAAAGTATAAATACTTTTCAATTGGCGATGGCGTATTACTCATTTAACCCCCTCTGGTTAAAAATAAACATTACGCTGATTTAGGAGGAACGACAACCCAAGATTTGGTTGGCTCATCCCAAGCATAAATTTTTGGAGGAGTACCAGTTCCAGCATCAGATGGAATTGCTACAGGAGCAGTCCAAATCCAATTTGTTGCCGAACTTATTGTCCATGATGGATATGGTTGAGGAGGATAAAACACATCATGCTGTGAATCGTAAATATAACCAATGCCAGCGTAATTGCCCC